TGCAGGGGGGGGTAGGTACATTTTGCAGGGGGGGGTAGGTACATTTTGCAGGGGGAAATAGAAGTTAAATAAATAGAAGAATCTAAATCGAAGAATCTAAATCGAAGACGCGCGCGGGGCGCGGCGTGTGAGATTGCGGGCTACCCCCCCCCGGTGCTATCCTGAAAACACCAAACCCACCCCTTGCTAAAAATCACGAAAGGACAACCACCCATGAGCATTACCGCGATCATGGCAGCAGGCTACGTTACCCACACCCCTACCGGCGAGCAGATGAAGCCGTCCAGCCTCTCAACGTTGAAGGCTCTCGCTTTCTGCACCGGCGAACATTCCAATTCGTGCTACCCGTCCGTGCGCACCTTGCAGGAGATGACAGGGCACAGTGTCCGAACGATTCGCGCGGCCTTGAACGACTTGGAAGAGATGGGTTTTATCACCCGCGCCGCCCGTGCTGGTACTTCCACCGTCTACGCTCTCCAGATTGATGTGATGCGAGCGCACCACCGCCGCCGCCGCTGGACTGAAACCCGTGACACTGGAAACCCGTACGCAGGCGACCATAACGCCGTAACCGTAGTAGATGAAATCCCCGTTGAGGAACAGTCGGTAAATGTCAAGCGCATCAACTTTGCAGAAGCCCCTGTAGAGACGGTAGAGGAAACCCCCGCGCCCATACCCGCTGTACCCGCACCGGTACAAGCAGAACTAATCCCCGCCCCGGTCAAGAAGAAGACCAAGAAGGGCGACACTACCCCCGCGCTTGATGAAGCGTTCAACGAGTTCTACAAGCACGCGTACCCGCGCAAGATGGAGCCGTTGAAGGCGCGCCGCGCGTTTGAGAAGGCTGTGAAGAACGGCGCAGACCCGCGCGACATTATCGAAGGCGCGCGCCGTTTCGCCGCCGCTACCGCAACCAAGGGTAAAACCTATATCCCCTACCCGGCTTCGTGGCTAAACGCGGGCGGCTGGATGAACGAGGCGGGCGATATTGCCCCGGTAGAACCTACCCCCTGGCAGAAGAAGACAGCGCGTCTTGTGCAGTCTATGCAAGCCGCCGCCGTGGTGAATAACGCGCCCGCGCTAACCGGCGTAGCACCCGCTACCGCTCCCGCCGCTCCCCTGGCTATCGAGCCCGGTTACGTCTAAGGAGCGGCGACATGAACAAGCAAGAATGTGCAACGTTCTACGCACAGGCGGCAAAGGTTGATAGCCGCCTCCCTGATCGTGAATTTGACGAGTTCGACGCGTGGGAAATGCTTCTAGCCGATATTCCCCCCAAGTTCGCGCCTATGATTTTCCGCGAGATTTACCGGCGTGTTCAGGTTCAGCAGCTACAGCCGGGGCATATTGTTGAGGCATGGGAAACCGTGCGTAAGGCGGTGAACGCCGCTATTGCCCGGTGCCTGTCTTTCGAGAAGCGCACGCGCGAGCTGGACGTGTCAGACCATGAAGATGCCACGAAATTTAACGAGATTGTGGAAGCGCATAACGCGGCTGTGGATTCGCTACCGGGTGAGGTAGCGGCGGCCAATGGGTTTAGCCGCAAGGAGCCGGTGCCTGTACCGGGTGAGCGTGTACCCGCGCCCGCCCCGGCGTGGTTTAAGTCACTGCAAAAAAGTTAGGTTCTGGCTTGCGCCGGGCTTCTAAGTAGGTTTATACTATAAATGTAAGGCAATGAAGACCTTACGAAAGACCCAAACCGAAAGGAAACCGAAATGTTCGGCATCACCCGCAACCCCGCAAACGAGAAGTACCTCACCGCAGACCTGGGCGGCGACACCACCGCCGTAAAGCTTCTGGTACAGCCCGATTACATCGCCGGCACTCATTACGTCATGATTGACCACAAGAGTGCTATGAAGCTTGCAAACCCCAAGAAGCCCGGTAAGTGGATTCAGGAACTCCGACAGGGACTACGACAGCACAACGGCGCGGCTCAGCTCTGGAGCACCACACCCGAACCCGGTAAGGGTGCGCTAGTCACCGCATGGAAGACCGAGGATTCAATTAACTATCTCGACCTTGCTAACGTCATTCGCGCTATCGAAGACCGAGCACCGGATAGCCACAAGGCTAACGCCGCTATCCTCCGTGACCTTGAACGTGAAGTTTTAAAGAACTTCTAACCCGCCGGTAACCGGCAAACCAAAGCCCCGCCCGGTGATGGGCGGGGCAACCACCACCGAAAGAAGGACATGATGAAGAACCTCATCACCCGCTACCCGCGAACCATCGGGTACGCCGTAATAGCAGCACTACAGCTAACCGCATTTTTCGCGGCCATGCTGAATAACCGGCTAGACCCGGCGCACATCTCAAACGTGCTTCTCTCTGTAATCGTCGTTTGCTGTGGCTTTGAAATTGACATGCTCAAGCTTGAGAAGAAGGATACCCGCCGTGAAGATTAACACTCTCATGCGCCGCGCGACCCCCGCGCCCGCCCCCGGCTCCGACGAATGGAAGCGCAAGATTACCGCCTCCAAGGTGGCATCTGTGGTCTGTAAAAGCCCGTGGACTTCCAGGTTTGCGCTACATGCTGAGATGACCGGCCGCTACGAGGCAGACCCGATTAACCCGGCGGTATTGGAAGCCGGTAATATTCTGGAACCGGCGGTAGCGGATTGGTTTCAGCTGCACAACCCCGACGTAGAAGTGCGTGAGTGCAAGAAGCGCAACACTCCCGTATGGTGGGTCGCGCGCGATAGTGAAGACTTTGCCGCCACTCCCGATCGTATCCTAGTCGATAAAGCGACGGGTGAGGTCACCGCGCTACTGGAAATCAAGACCGCGCGCGTCGCCTCCGAATGGGGCGAAGAAGGTACCGACGAAATCCCTGAGCACTACCGACTACAGGCGCTTTGGCAGATGAAATGTACCGGCGTAAAGACCGTGATTTTTGCTGTGCTACATGCCGGGCTGAGGTTCGCTACCTACCGCGTGGACTGGAACCGCTACACGGTGGCAAAGCTTACGGCGGCGGCAACCGATTTTATGGACGCGGTGCGCACCGGACGCACACCCGATTACAAGGAAGAGCCGGGCGCGTTCTCCACCTACGAAGTGCTCCGCTATTATTTCCCTGAGTGCAACGGTGAAGCCGTTATGTTGAGTGATGATCTGGTCTACCGTACCCGCCGCGCTAAGCGCCTAAAGCGATTGGCCGCGCGTGCTGAGGATATCGTCAAGAATGAGCTAACCGCTGTAATGGGGAACGCGAGCGCTGGCGTTGATTACGCGAACCGCACCGTAGCGCGCCGTTCACAGCGAAAGACCCCCAAGGGTTTTAGCCGCTCGTGGGTGACTATGGTCTAGGGGTGTGTGATGATTGACTGGATCAATGAAATTTCATACACCGGGTTTTTCGCCTGGTTGGTAGCAGCTGTACACCCGCTAATTATGGTTACCGCCGTGTGTGCTCTTACCGGCGCGGTAGCGCATCTTTTGGCGCAGCGAATTGTGAAGGCACCGGCTGAGGATAGGGCGGGGCGACATCTAGCCTTGTGCTTAGGTTTCCCGTTCTGGCTTATCGCATGGAGCTACACCACGTATGCGTGTTTCAAGGCTCACGGCGTGAATGATGGTGAGCCGATAGTATCGGTTATGGCTGTATGCGTTCCCCTGTATTTCTGGTTGTTTATCTATTGGTCTAACCGGGTGTTCGCTAAGCTGGAAGATTGATAAGTGACCCGTTTCACTAGATTTTCTTTAGCCCTGGCTTGTTTTTCTCTCACAGATAGGTTTATACTATAAATGTAAGGAAGAACAAAGACACCAAGTCGGAAACCTTACAGACCCAAACCGAAAGGACACAGAATCATGGAACTCACCGCTAAGGACTTCACCGCACAGCTGGCCGCAAAGGGCTACACCCCCGGCATTGACTTCGACGTCGATAACGGCGACGAACCGAACACCGTGAAGCTCACCGGCGCGATCACTTTCAACGGCGCAGATGGTTTTGTGGACTTCCGCAACGCAGAGGAATACTACAACATCACTTGTGAAGAGTATGAAGACCTCGCAATGTTCACTAAGACCTACGCACTGGCTGAACAGCAGATCGAGGAAATCGAGACCGGCGGCGAACCCGGCAACGAAGAACAAGAAGAAAAGTTCTTCGACGCGTGGCGCGCAGCACTCGACGGTATCGGTATCGACCTGAACGACATCAAGGTTTCCAGCCGATAAGCACCGCACACATTACCGATAGACCCGCCGGGCGGCGGTACCTCCGAATACCCGCCGCCGCCCGGCTCACACCACCACCGAAAGGAACCTACACCGTGAGCACTGAAATTCAGCAATTCACAGGCACCGCCTTAGCGGTTAAGAACGATTTTGTAGACCCAATCAAGAACGCGATTACCGGCGCGCTACCGCTATTCATGCGTGAAGACTCCGACGCATGGATTAGGGGCGCAATTCTGGAGGTTAGCAAGACTCCGCAGCTTGTCCAGTACGCCAAAAACAATTTTCCAGCATTTGCGGGCACGCTAACCCGTGTCGCCGCGCTGGGTTTACCGCTCAACCGTGACATGGTGTACGTGCTCCCCTTTGCATCGAAACAGGGGATGCAGGCCAACGTTATCATGGGTTGGCGCGGTGAGCTTGAACTCATTTATCGCGCGGGCAACGTCGAGACCGTCCACCATGAAGAAATCTTTGAGAATGACCGGTACGAATGGAGGGACGGCGCCCCCCGCCTTATCGCTCCCGCACCCGAGGGACAGCGCGGCAAAATCAAGTATGCCGTAGCGTGGGCTGTGCTAAAGTCAGGAAAGACTAGCCAATACGCGGTTGTAGCGGCCGACCGAATCGCCGCCGCAAAGAAAGCATCACGCGGCTCTAGCTCACCGTCCAGCCCGTGGGTACAACACGAGGTAGCAATGTGGCGCAAAACGGCAATTCATGAGCTGGCTAATTTCGTTGATTCGAGTGTGGAGGAATGCCGCCCGGAACGCCTGGAAGCCATGAAGACCCGCGCCGCCCTCGCTTTGGACGTGGAGCGCGAAAAGACCGCGCGCCTGGCAGAGGAAAACCGCGCTATGGAACTCAAGATTAAGCTACTGGAACTGGAAGCAAACAAGAAGGAAGAGGCATAAAGATGACCCTAAACGCAACCCGTACACACTACATTAACGATTGCAATTACTCACATATTCGCTGGCGCGGCTTCGTAAAGCGCCTAGCCCTCCGTGCAGCATCTCTAGCAGATTCGCGCGGCGTGCTGAATGTTGGGCGTGACAAGTTTTTTAAGGACGTGCTAGGCGACGAGTACAACCCCCGCTATGTCTCGCATATCATTACTGACTGTAACCGCATCGAACATGTCAGCTTTGCGACCATTGGCCATAGCGCGAGCGCGCGGCTAGTAATTGTGTTTGATGACGAGAAGATTAAGGCAAAGAAGGGTTAGGACATGTCTTCTACCGTAACCGTACTAGGAAACATTGGCGCAGGCGCAGAGCTCCGCGAAACCGCAAACGGCACCCCGTACCTGACTTTCACCGTTGCAGATTCGCGCTCTAAATGGGACGCTAACGCGGGTAAGTTCGTAACGCTAAACACCACGTGGCGACGTGTAACCACCTTTAAGGGGCTGGATTACCTACCCGATCAGCTCATCAAGGGCGCGACCGTGTACGTATCCGGTAGCGAGGAATTGCGCACATGGGACAAGGAAGACGGGACGAAGGGTTACAGTCTGGATGTTATCGCGCACGTGGTGAAGGTTGCATCAAAGCCTACCGATAGCGGGGCACCCGCTCAGGTTCAGACTAACCCGGTTGCCGCGTACCCGGCGGGCACCGCCGCCCCGGTTCAGCAGCAGGGATACGCACAGCAGGCCGCGCCGGTACAGGGTGGCTATGCGCAACAGCCCGCCGGTTCGCCGCCGGCCGGTTACCACGCCGCCGCTAATGCTTCGAGCGGATGGGGTGGGTACGATAGCGGCGCAACCCCGTTCTAGACCCTAGCCCGCTAACCCCCGGTGATTTTTTCGCCGAGGGTTTCGCCTTGTCTAGGGCGCGAAAAAAATTTAGAAAAATCTTTGATTCTGGCTTGCTTTCCACCCCACACAAGGTTTATACTATAAATGTAAGGCAATGAAGACCTTATAAAAGACCCAAACCGAAAGGAACCCCAATGCTGGAGTACTACGAAATTCAGGAATACGTTACCGAGGTTGCAGAAGGTAACTACCCGTTCCGAGTAATCGACGCAGTAACCGCCGACATTTTCGAGCGAGGTATAGCCGTCGAGATGGAAGACCTCAAGGCATACCCGCGAACCCGTGAACTCCTCAAGATTCACAACGCGGCCTAACAATCAACCAACTAAGCCCCGCCCCTCACCGGGCGGGGCACCCCTAGCAAATCATGGCAAATCAGTTTTGCAAATCAGAAACATGCTCACAGTGCGGTAACCCCTGGGAAAAACCCGATCTAGTCAATTGCCGCCGGTGCAAACAGCGCGAACTCAAACGCGCCCGCACCCGCCGCAAAAAGGCAGAGAAAGCGGATGAGCTAGAGCGTAAGCGCAAAAATAAGGAATGGGCCGCAACGCATTGCTATATTTGCGGTGCGCTTATGGACAATCCAGACCCTAAGTGCTACCGGTGCCGCGAACGCATGAAGCGCCGCGAAAAATGGCTAGAACGCCGCGCCGAACGCATGAAACCGAACGACCTTAACAACCTAGAAGGTGTTCGCAAGTTTTTGCAGGCGCGCCGCCGCCGCCTCAACCAGAACCCGAACTACCCCCCCCTAGAAGGAATCGACATATGAAAGACCCCATCACCGGGCGACCGCTAACCATCACCGCCGCCGCGCTCGCAACCGTACCGACCGGTTTTTTTCTCGCCGCGCTCATCACCGGCGGCGGCGTGAATATCGGCAGCTCTATTCTCACCCTCGCTACGTGGTGGCTAGGCGTCGCAATCGTCGCTATCTTTGAATCCAACCCGCGCCCCGCGCGAACCAACCGAGAGGAACACTAACCATGCAGATTATCGAACGGGAAAAATACAAGGCACCCGCCCGGCTCTGGCACATTATCACTACCGAGGCGGTAGACAAGCGGCGCACCACGGCTATTATTTTTGCTGACACCCCGGCGGAAATCTACATTTCGCTTGTCGCCGCTGCTGAAATCGCCGGTGTGAGTGAAACCGGCGTACGTGACTATCTCAAGAAGCGCGGCGCACGGCCTAAGCTTTTCACCGTCCCGGCTAACGTCAATCGCACCGGACAGGCGCGAAAAATGGCGTTTATCGACCCGCTTATCATGTTCCATATTCTGCTAGCGGTAGACCCGCGCGAACAGAGTGTTAGGGGCTGGTTCCATGACCTCGTGAACTTTAACGGCGACGAAATCCCCAAATTTTGGGGCATGACGAATGTTCGAGAGGCGGCGATTATCGAAGATAAGGCGCGCGAAATAGAACTACTGGAAATTCCAGACCTTACCCCGCCCGCCCGCGTCGAGTTTGACGCTACCGGCGGCATCGAGCAGCTGAACCGCATCATCTCAGACCTAAACGCCCCGTACCATGTACGAGTGAAGGCATTGCAGATTCAGCATGAGGTGAATCAGCTCGCTAATACCGTAGACAAGCTGTACGTAGGAAAGGACGCATAAAATGCGTATGACTCGACAGGTCATCAAGCTCTCAAGCTACCGCTATACCATGACTTTTAACATCGAGTTTGATTACGACGTACCGGGTGACCGGCGCGAAAAGCTAGGCGCGGCGTTGCGGTCTATTATCGGTCTGCACGACCTGAATTATAAGAGCAGTCAGGCGATTAAGAAGACGGGTAGCGGTGAATCCGCGCGTGAGGTCTGGAGCTATGAGGTGGTGGAGACTGAGGATATTTAGCCGAAAAATTTTCTAAAATTTCTTGGTTTCTGGCTTGCTTTCCACCCCACACAAGGTTTATACTATAAATGTAAGGAAAACAAAGGAACCACCGGAAACCTTACAAACCCAAACCGAAAGGAGCCCGCAAATGCTGGCACAGTACGAAATCCTCGAATCCCTCACCACCGCAGCACACGGCGAAATCGAACCCGCCGTTTTGGAAGCCGCGGCAACCGAAATCTGGGAAAACAACGACTTCGAGACTATGGCCGACTTCGAGGCCTACACCGAAACCTGGGAAATCGTCGCAAAGCACGACGCTAAGTAACCCCTAACCACATAACGCCCCGCCCGGCTAACCACCGGGCGGGGCACCAAACCCCAAACCCGAAAGGAACAACACGAAATGGCAATCTCTTACGCAGAGGCCAAAATCTGGAATGATGAACACCTCCCGATCTTGAACCGTATCGGTATCGTAACGGGCGTACGAGATGCCCCGTACAACAACCCCGGCGGTGCATCTGTCGAAATTGTCTACACGGTACACGGCAGGATTAAGCGCGCGGCTGATCTAATGTCAAACGACCATAGCGAATTTGCCCTAGCCGTCGCCGAACGTCTGAAAGAATTTGCGGGTATCGGCGGCAAATACGAGCAGCAGGCCGCCGCCGTAATCAACGCCCTAACCGAACTCGACCGCGTACACCGCATTACCGAACTAGAGCATGAGGCAGAAGAGCACGAGCGCGCCGCTAGCAAGGCGTACAAGAAGATTAAGGCTCTCATCTCATTCAAGCCATAACCAAGGAACAGAACATGCTAGAGGAAATCCTAAACGCGTTCGACCCGCCCGCGTTCTTCACCACCGCCCCGCTCTGGACAGTATTCACGCTACCCGGCGCAGCAATGGGCATATTCACCACGATTAGCGCACTAGTGATAATGTGCCTAGTCTACCCATACAAGGACGCAGACCCCGATTACGAGTTTAGAGGCGTACTAGCCTGTGTAATCGCAGGTATAGGCGGCGCCCTGGTCTTCGTAACCGACATTATCGCCCTGGTCATGTTCTGGGACGGCGCGTTACACCCGGCGCTCACCGCTCACGGCGTAAACGGCAATAGCGCCCGTATCCTATCCGACATGATCGCGATCATCACTAATACGGCGGCTTTTGCTGCACCCATCGCCGTGTGCGTAGAAATTTTTCGAGCTTTGGTGCGTCGAGAAGACCGCCGCGTTACCCGCCGTAGGTACCTGGAAGCCCGCGCCTTGGAGCGTGCAACCCGTGACTAAACGCCGTGACCGCAACCGCAAAGCGCGCTACCGTAAACGGGTCTACCGCTTCTACTGGAGCGACGCAGAAGAACACGCCGTTACGCGCATCATCGCCGCGCGAATCCTACGAGCGACCCAAACCGAGAGAGAGGAAACACACCATGAAACGCTACGAGCGCGAGGTGTTCGCTAACGTACCCATCATGAGTACATACAACCAGTACACCGATAAAAACGACTTCCCGAACCACGGAATAATTTACAGGGCACTACCCGACCAACTCATACGCGCCGCTTTCATGCTCACATGGAAAGCCGGGGCAAGCTGGAAAGAAGACCGCAACCGGACGATTCGAGACGCACTAGCGGCTATCGACACAGCTAAAGCGGTGTACCCGTCCATGCGCATTAAGAAACCGCTAGCAAGTCAAGATGAGCAGCTGGATTATTTGCTAATGATCGTAGAAGGCATCAATAACGCAGGCGACTTCAAGAGCAAGCACCAATACGGCGCATTGAAAGCTATTCTGTCCGCACAGAAGACCGGCGACATTGCCCACCTGGGCGTTGCAGGCATGAACCTGTACGGCTGGGCAGGCGAACAATAACCACCACCGAAAGGAACACCGAATCATGCTAGGCACCATTTGCGAACGGTGCGGGGAACCGACCTACAACTACACGCCCGAATGCTTCGACTGCATGATGCGGGACAGTTGGACACCCTAACGAAAGGAACAACACCATGAGCAAGATCAATTACCACGCACAAACTTTCAGCCTTGACGCTCTCGACCTAGACCCCATCGAGAAGAACATCATCAAGAGCACCCTAAGCGGCTTGTATGGCGAGGATACGCACTACACCGTATGGAAGCTCGCTAACGCCTGGTCTGTCTGTTTCATGCAGGACGGCGCATCAGACCTCGCAATCAACGAACACCTGGATGAGCCGGGCGACGCATGGCTAATTACCCGCGCTACTGACGAATCTAAGGCGCTGCACTTCTTCTATCTTGAAGACTCGACAGGTGAAGAATGGCTCAGGGGCGGCAAAGTCTATTTCTTCCGACGCAAGCGCACCAATGACTAGCGCCGTTTGCGCTCGCTGTGGATGCCCCGCCTCCGAGTACACGGCATCATGCAGGGCGTGCTATATGCGCCGCCGGTACCGTGCCAGGGCACCGCAGAAACCCGCCGCTACCCGGCAACCCGTCTACACCGGGCGCGTTGCCGGGCGGGTACCCGCCCTAAACAACCTAATCCCGAACAGTAAGGCCCCCAATGACCGAATATTCGCGCACCAAACTCTATGAGCACCTTGACGCACTCCGCACAACCCTAGAAGAAGCCGTAGACGCAGGCGATATCTACGAGACCCCCGCCCGTGCGCTCTGTGCTCAACTCTGGGAAATTGAGGAACACGCAAAGCTCAAAGAGCGCCTAACCGCCGCTTACCACAAGCCCCGCAACCGCTGGAAAGGAAACCGATAATGACCGACAAGAAGACCGAAAAGGTAGTGTACGAGAACCCCGACGGGGAAATCTTCGACGTAGACGGCGCGTTCAAGCGACACCCCGCAATCGCCCCCGGTAAAGCAAACATTGATTTGTGGGTGAAAGCAGAGCGACACAACGGGCTTTACTTCGAGCTTAGGCTCAGCTCTGGAACAATGGCCCGCCTTGTCCAGATCCTCAACGCCGCCCCGGTGGACGGCAACCCGCTAAACGCAATCGTGAACCTGTGGGGTGACACCACCGTCTCCGAATGCGAACGAGAAGACATCTTGCATTTCCTCTCAGAGAATGGGTATGATGCCACGCTGGAAAACATCGCCGCCGGATACCTCTACACGGTAGATAACAAGCAGCCGCTAGAAATTGACGTAGTGGCCGACGAACGCAAGGAATACGCCGTAGCCCGCGTTCTCTCTAAGGTGATTAAAACCACCGTCGATACTGGCACCGGATATAACGGACTATCCTACGTTGCGCTACGAATCCCCGGTGAAAACGTGGTAATCGAGACCTTCAAGAACGAGCTAGGCGAACCCGCCGTTACTCTCACCATGAGCCTAAAATCCCTGAGCTACGTGACCGAGCTACTCATCGCCGGGCGGCTCGCGACTGAGGTAGCAGACGCACAAAAGAAGAAGCCATTCAATGACTGACATGACCGAACTACGCGCCCGGCTAACCGACGCAATAACCCGCGCCGCCCGCGCAGGGAAAACCGACCCGGCGCAAGAGCTGCACGAAGCAATTATGAACGGCTTCCCCGCCGCCCCGCTAACCGCCCTTGAGGTTACGACCAAGACCGAGGCGCTACCTCAAACCCGAGGAAAGCCAGAGATCATAACATGGGTAACCATTACCGCAACCACAAGCGTCGCCGGCGCCTACTACCTAGCAGAACTCGCTAACCAACTCTCAGAGAAAGGCAACCAATGATAACCGGTGAAGACAACGCCCGCGTCATAAAGAAACTCACAAACGAGCGCAACCCCCTAAACGAACTACACAGAACCCTAATCCAAGCTTTCCCCGCAACACCCGGCGACATAAGCATCACCGGGGAAACCACCGCATACCCCGGCAAAGACGGCAAAGCAGAAGTACACGATAACGTAACCGTAACCATAAACACCACCGTCACCGGCGCGTACTACATCGCAGACACACTATACGAACTACTCCGCAAAGCGCGGGAAACCCACAGCAAATAAGCTATACTAGACACGTAACATTCATACCGAATGAATACGGCGTTGTTTCGAGTGGATCCTAGAACCACGAAACCCACACAGGATATTCCATAGCCCCGGCGACCGATAACGTAGGAGCCGGGGCTAACCCTTACCCAAGAAGTGAGGCCATGACCAACAAGCGAGATTCAAGGTACCGCGCAGCACAACAGCGATTCAAACGCTACGCCGCCGCACATAACCTACCCTGTAACATCTGTGGACACCCCATAGATTACGCATTACCGCACAACGACGAATGGGGTAGCGTGAACATGGACGCGTTCGAGCTAGACCACCTATTCGCCGTAGCAACACACAAAGAACTAGAACTAGACCCGGCGAACTTCCGCGCTACACATGCAGGGTGCAACCGCGCCAAAGGCAACAACCGACAGACCGCTAAAGCCAATCCCAACACCCGCGCCTGGGTACGGTAAACTAGAAACCGAACAAGAACACCCCAATAGAACACACATGCCAAAAGGGGTAGGGGCGGTAAAAAAATAGAACACACCTTCGACACCCAAACCTGGGCGCAGTGTCAATCTCCCCCCGCTGGAATTTACCGGGCATCGCGCGCGCGATTATACAACATGTAGAGGTCTTGATGAATATTTGGCGTATCGGCATGGTGAAGACCGTGCAAGAATCTATCACCGCCGCCGTGAACGACGGCATTATCAAAAATGCGGATAGCGCTAAATGTGCGCTCGCTTTGAAGTATGCCGCCGCGCTGGATGAAGCCTACGATTTGTACAATAGCGACGGCGGCGACTTTGACCTATTGCTAAAGACTCTGAATATTGCAGGCCCTAACCTCAATAAGGCTTTGGACTCGCTGGGTTGCGCCCCGTATTCGCGTAAGGACATGCAGGCGCAGGCGACCGAGACCGACCGACTGGCTGAGCTTGTCGAGCAGCGCGGCAAGGACGACCCCGCGCTAGTTGCCCGTATCATGGCAGAGATTGAAGGCACGGATGAGTAAAGACTATTCCAAGTTGAAGGGTAAGGCGGTGCCCCGGCTGTGGACGCGGCCGCTTCGTGAGCTTACCCCGCTAACTACGTTCGGTTTCGAGGCTATCCGCTTTGCAGAGAATGATTTAGGGTTGCAGTTGCACCCGTGGCAGAAATGGTTTCTACTCCATTCGCTAGAGCTGGAGCCGGGCTATACGACGGGTGACGATTACCCTAAGCTACGATATAAAACCGTGGTGCTTCTTGTGTCTCGACAGAACGGAAAGTCGTTCATTCTTAGCGCCCGGCTTCTCTGGCGTATGTTCCTATGGAAGCAACGCCCCGGTCTGGACGCGCCGCTAATCCTGGGCACGGCGCATAAGCTGTCTCTAGCTGAGGAGATTCTAGACGCGGCGCACCGTACCGTGTCCCTGTCTGAGATTCACGAGCGCCTGGTTCAGAAATCCAATGTGAACGGCAACAAGTTTTTCAAGCTAGATAATGGCGCGCGCTGGAAGTGCGAGGCGGCATCAGATGACGGCGGGCGCGGTCTGTCGGTAACTGACCTAGCGTTTGATGAGCTTCGTCAGCAAAAGGACTGGAGCGCATGGGCGGCTATGACCAATACGACTAACGCGATTTGGTCTAGCCAGGTTATCGCCGTGTCTAATGCTGGCGAGGCTAAAAGCGAGGTGTTGCGCTCGCTTAGGTCTAAAGCTCTTGAGGAGATAGAGGCGCGGGCGGCGGCAGAGAAACGCGGTGAAGAGTACGCGCCGGTTGATGCCTCACTGGGACTCTTCGAGTGGAGCGCGCCGGATGATTGCGACATTTGGGATACCGCCGGGTGGTGCCAGGCTAACCCGTCCCTGGGTTACCCTAACGCGATTACGGGTGACATGCTCGCATCGAAGGCGGCGCTAGTCGGTGAACCCGGCGCGGGTCTACCGGAACACAAATTCAGGACTGAGAATCTTTGCCAGTGGGTGAACGTCACGGCGGACTCGCTGTTCAGCTCCGAGGAATTGGAAGCGTGTCTAGACCCTGAATCTATGATCGCACCGGATAGCCCGGTGTATCTTTCTGTGGACGTTTCGCGTGACCGCAAGATGACAAGCCTATCAATCGCTGGTTTTCGGGACGACGGCAAACCACACGTTGAGTTCGTGACTCAACGAGCCTTTACCGAGTGGGTACCGGAATTTTTGGCTAATGGGCTTGCGTTCAAGCCCGCCGCCGTGATTATGCAGGGGCGCGGCTGTGCTGCATCGTCGCTAATCCCGTTCATTGAACAGGCTGGTACGCCGGTTGTTCGGTGTGAGGGCGGCGACCTCCCCAATGCCTACGGCTTGTTCTATGACCGGGTGATGGAGAAGTCGGTTTCTTGGATTGAGCAGGAAACCCTAATAGGCGCGCTCTCAGAGATTCGCACCAAATCGACCGGCGACGCATTTTTGTTCAATCGCGAAAAATCCCCGGTGGACATTGCCCCGGCGTGCGCCGCCGCTTTCGCCCTATGGGGTTTGCTGAACACGGTTGCAGGGGCGAAAAAAGAAAGTGCGTATAATGAAGCTGAAATGTGGTATAAGCAAGAAGAAGATGAAGGGGGTAAATGGTGGTAGCGCCTGGTATTAGTAATATCGGTCATATTATCGTTGATGCTTTCCGCTCGCGTACCCCGCGTACGGCGGCGGCCTGGGACGGGCGACCGGTTGATATTTTCGTGAACGGCGGCGGCGGCTCTGATAATGTGTCGCCGCAAAACGCAAGCTATGAATCAATGTACCGGTATCAGCCGCACCTCCGAACCGCTATTGACTTCTTGGCTTCCAACATTGCGCAGCTCTCGATTCATTCGTTTAAGCGCGGCGGTGATGGTTCGCGCTCGCGTGAAACCGAGTCGCTGGCACACGCGCGCCTGTCGGTGAACCCGAACCGGTACATGACCGCCTATGAATTAATCTACTCGCTGGTTGCTGATACGGCGCTGTACAACCGGGCGTATTGGTTTTTTGCACCCGGTGAAGATGGACGCACGGAAATTCACCCGTTCCCGGCGGGCTGGGTTTCCCCGGTTTTTGCGGACTTCTCGACGGTGGATTACTACTCCGTGAAGGTTCCCGGCGGTTCCGAGGAGCTGAAAATCTCCCCTGAAAATTGTGTAGCTTTCAACGGCTGGAGTCCGGGGCTAACGTCCCCGTCGTCACCGGTGGATTCTTTGCGCCTTGTGCTGGAAGAGAATTACCATTCGCGAAAATATCGCGTTCAATTTTGGCGTAATCATGGCCGCGTGGGTACCTACCTTTCCCGCCCGGTGAACGCTCCCGATTGGGATAATACGGCGCGCCGCCGCTTCTACAGCATGTGGGAAGATTTCACGTCGGATACTGGCCCGCGTGCTGGTTCTACCCCACTTCTCGAAGACGGCATCGAAATTAAGAGCAATTCCTTTAAGAGCGCAGATGAGGAATGGGCAGACTCTGTGCGTCTGGGCTTGCAGACGGTGGCACAGGTCTATCAGATCCCGCCGGGCATGATTGGTGCAGACTCAACCGAGACATACGGCGGCTTGAAAGAGCGTAACCGCATGTTGTTCAAGAACACGCTAGGCGCTCGCATTCGCTTTATCGAAGACCGCATCAATGCGTTTGTGCTCCCTATCCTGGGCATTGATAACACGGAATTTTTCGTAGAGTTCAACACCGAAGGAATGCTACGCGGCGACTTCGAGACGCAGGCCGCTATCATGTCCACGGCGACCGGGGGCGCGTGGATGACTCGCAATGAATCACGCGCGCTAATGAACCTACCGCCGCTTGACATGCCAGATGCTGATGAGCTGATTACCCCGCTAAATGTGGTAGTAGGTGGGCAGACCTCACCGCAAGACGGTGGCACCGCTTTTCAGGGCGGCGGCAAAAACCGAGCGGTCATTCTAAAATTCCTAGAGCGGTGCGACCGCATCAAGACCGCGCGCGGCATTGATGATATGCCCTGGGATAGGCTCACCCGTGAGCTGACTGATGACCTGGACGGTAACACAGAATTTGCTAAGGACATTACCGACGTGCTCGCTAAGATGCAGGGCGGCGCTTTCGTGGACATGATTACCGCATTTGAGGAGAAATAGAATGACCATTCAGTTTAAGGACGCTACCGGATTCAAAGAGACCGAGGACGGCAGCGGCATTTTTGAAGGCTACGCGTCGGTTTTCGGCAACGTCGATAGCTACGGTGACAAGGTGATGCCCGGTGCGTTCACTAAGTCTCTGGCTAAGTCGTTCCCGAACGACGGTGCGGGTATCCCGTGTTATTGGAGTCACCGCATGGACGACCCGGAATTTATTCTAGGCAAGACGATTAGCGCGGTTGAGGATGAGCACGGTCTCAAGGTTCGCGTGAGCCTGGATCTGGATAATCCCAAGGCGGCGGCGGCGTACCGTGCGTTGAAGGCGGGCGCGGTGAATCAAATGTCGTTCGCCTATGAGGTGGTTGATAGCCACTTCGTGCCTGAGAAGGGCGCGAAATTCGGCGGCGTGAACGAACTTCGAGAACTGAATATCTTTGAAGTCTCCGTAGTGCAGATTGGTGCGAACACCGCTACGAGCATCGACATGGTAAAATCGGCTATGAAGAACGACGATTCGGTTTCTGTTTCTACCCCAGGCGCTATCGAGCGGCTGGAAGAAGCCGTAGAAATTCTTCGTAATATTATTGATTCCGCAAACTCTGATAGTAGCGGTGAGGAGCTGGATACGGCGGGTGACTCTGAGGAGCTGGAAACGGTCAAGGAGCAGACCCCCGCGCCGGTCAAGTCGCGCACGCTCTCAGATGAAGAGCGCGAATATTTCGAGAACATTTTCAAGAAGTAAAGGAGTGGGTATGTCTAAGACTATTCACGAGCGCCTGGCTGAGGTGCAGGAGAAGGGCGCGGCTATCCTGGATGCTGAGAAGCGCGGCGAGGATATCGACGTAGAAGAGCTGAACGCTCTCAAGTCTGAGGCCGTCGAGCTGAAGGCTAAGGCTGATTCAATCGAGGAAGCGAACACCCTGTTTAAGAGCATGGGCACCGCGCGCGAATCCGTGAAGGCGGCAGAGGTTGAGACCCCCGCCCCGGCTGGTTCGCTGGGTGAACAGGTTGCCGCCGCGTTCATGAAGTCCGGTACTCTTTCGGCTCTGGGTGCGCAGGTTCAGCACACCCGAGGAGAGTTCTACAGCTCTAAGGCACCGGGCGACCCCACTACCACCACTAACGCGGTTACCGGTAACGGTCTGACCGTTGCGCTTACCGACGTAGACAAGAACGTCGTTAAGCCGTACATGCTCCCGTTCTCTATCTCTTCGTGGCTGTCGAGCGGTACCCTGTCGGGTAACTCCCTGACTTATTTTGTCGCTAACGAGTGGACTTCTTCGAGTGGCCGCCCCGGCGTGGTTGGTGAGAACGGCAAGAAGCCCGGGGCGACCGCGCCCGCTTTCGAGACTAAGACCCTCCCGCTTCGCAAGATTGCGGGCTGGGTTGCACAGTCCGACGAAATGGCGGAAGATGCCGGTTTCCTGTCCTCGCTTATCAATGAGCAGCTTCTCGACGAGCTTAAGAAGGCAGAGGAAGAGCAGATTGTTTCTGGTACCGGTACCGGTAACGATTTGACCGGTATTCTCGCTACTCCGGGTATTTTCTCCGAGGCTGTAGCGACCACCGCCGCTAAGGACGTGCTGGAAAGCATGTACAAGGTTAAGACCAAGATTGAAGCGGCTTCCGGTATGTCGGTTGATGCGGTTATCGTGAATCCCGAGGATATCGCAGGTATTCGCCTGGCGACCGACTCCAACGGTCAGTATCTGTTTGGTGGCCCCGCGTACGCACCGTATGGCAATGGCCCGTTTGTTGCAGACCTGAACGCGTTCGGTATGCCTATTTACGTGTCTAAGGCTGTACCGCCTAAGACCGTGCTGATCGGTAGCTCTAAGGGTGCTACCGTCTATCGCAAGGGCGGCGTACGCGTGGAAGTCTCTAACAATGTTAATGATGACTTCCTGTACAACCGCTTCCGCGTGCTGGCAGAAGAGCGTTTGCTGTTGGCTGTGAAGCAGCCGAAGGCGTTCGGCAAGCTCACCCTTAAGTAAAACGATTATTCCTTTTGAGAGGGGGAAACATTGCGTTATCCGTCGCTACACAATAATGTTCCGGTGAATCTTGATGAAGTCGCCGGGGAAATGGTGCGTGGCTATTGCGGTTGGCATGTTTCCCCCTCGCTGGATGAAACGTTTACGCTGGACGGCGCGGGCGGTAACCGGTTCCACCTCCCGAGTAACTACGTGGAGAACGTTTATTCTGTTTCGGTGGACGGCGTGCCAGTGAACGGTTATTCGTTTTCAACGGATGGTTGGGTACAACTCCCGCAGGGCATGGTTACCCCTAAGAAGCCGGGCGCGGTTGTTGTGACCGTACGTCACGGCTGGGATTACGTCCCGGCGGTGCAGTCGGTTATCAAGAGCATTAGGCAGCGTTTGGAGATGGACTCTGGCAACGTCGTTTCACAGCGCGCCGGTACTCAGTACGTGGCGTATGGTTCGCGTGATGGTGAGTCCACCGGCGGCTATCTCTTGCAGACTGAACGCGCGGCGCTCGCGCCGTACAAGCTGGAGCAGGTGATCTAGCCATGCTGTCGCTTGCACGGTATAGCACCCCGGCGGTGTTGATTCGCCGCCGCGCCGGTAAGGATTCGCGCGGCTTCCAGACGGTGACCGAGACACGCGAAACCATCACGGCGTTTATGGACGCTCCGACCGTTTCCGAGGAGTCACCGGCTGGCAAGGCTGGCACACCGGACGTATTGGAGCACGTGCTCTATCTGGAGCCTGGCACACGGGTTAGCGCCCGTGACCGGGTGGAAATCGAAGGCTCATTCTTTGAGGTTATCGGTGTGGCACCTCCCATCAAGAACATTTTCACCGGGGCGGTCTTTCACACGGAATGTAAGGTTAGGCGAGTTGAAGCATGACACGCGACAAACTTGTTTTCAATGAGAAGGCGCTCCGTGCGCTTCGTAAAGACCCGGCGGTTATCCGTGACCTTGAGAAGCGGGCGCGGCGCATTGCAGCCGCCGCCGGTGGTGAAGCAATGGGCTACAAGGTCACGGTTTTGGAGCTTGAAGACCCGCGCGGCGCTGTCTCTGTCATGGCGACCGGACGCGCGGCAGCGCACAACCGGAAACATAATTCACTCATGAGGGCTATTGATGCTGGACGCTAAAATCTGGCGCGTTGATTCGCCGGTGACCGCGTGCTACGCCTATTTCTCAGGTCTGAATCTTAGCGCGACTATCGCCCGTGATGAGGAGCCGCCCGGCTGGGACGGCTCTACCCCGCTAGTGCTGATTCGGGACGGCGGCGGCAACCGGCAAGAGCTGAACCTCCGACATGGCCGCGTGACTATTGACGTTAGGCACCCTGAACCGGGCGGGGCATACGATTTAGCGGAAAAAATTCATGAGCTTTTTTGTCTCTGGGTTTTTACCGACGCGCCGGTTATTTTTGATCCGCATAATGTCGATTCGCCCGCCTATAATCCGTCCGATTCGCCCCGCGTACCGGCATATACTTTTACCGCTACAATTGCGGTAAAATCCGAGAATAAAATTAGCGCTAATAACATTTAGTGCTTAAAGATTTGGAGATTAAATATGGCTCTTGATGCTACCTATGTTGCAAAGCCGATTAGCGTAACCGGCGGTATTAAGGTTGCCCCGCTGGACACCGCAACCCCTACTGATCCTACCTCTGTTCTGAACGCGGCTTTTAAGGAGCTGGGCTATGTCAATGAGGACGGTCTCAAGCTGTCTCATGACGCATCGGACGATAAGGTTAAGGTCTGGGGCGGCGTTACTATCCGCACTATCCGCTCTGACTATTCCGCTACCATTACCGGTACTCTTCTTTCCACTCTCGACGTGAACGTTTTGAAGAATGTTTTTGGTGATTCTCAGGTTGCCGAAAAGTCCGGTTTTATCTCGATTAAGCATGACGCGACCGTTCCCCCGGAAAAGGTCTATGTTATCGAGACTAAGGACGCATCTAGCGGCGGCCGTAAGCGCTACATTGTGCCCAAGGGTCAGGTTTCGGTTTCCGGTGATGTGAATCTCTCTCACAAGGAGATTACCGGTTTTGAAATCACTATCGAGGCGCTGGCAGATAAGGACGGTGTTTGCTACTACGAGTTCATCGAGACCGCGCCCGCTAGCCCGGTTGCCGCTGTTGTAGGCGGCTAATCGTCTTTAGTTTTCCCCGCCCGCCCTTTTTTGTTCTGATTTTCGGGGCGGGCGCGGGGATACCCTTTTTTGAAAATCAGACACTACAGATTGGAGAAAATCGAACATGGCAACTACTAAGAACCCCGCCGCTTCTCGCGCAGCACGTAACGCAGTCAAGGCTAAGAAGCGCGTACGCAAGCACGAAAAGAAGTACACCTTTAGCACTTTCGAGACTGATATCTTCGAGGGTGAGTTTAAGCTTCCTGTTATGCGACAGATGCCGCATACCTACGCCCTCGCCCTGAATAACGGTGACTTTAGCGCGCTGTATTCCTGGCTGGAAGAAGTTGGGGTACCGTCTGAGGATATCGACGCTATTAAGTCGCTGGATAGCGAAGAATTCGAGGAATTTTCTAAGGCATGGAATAACGGCGAACTGGGAAAGTAATAGCCTGTCTTAATTCTTTCTCCGAGCATGAAGACGAGGTACGCGCCCGGCTTCTAGAACTGGGTTTGAATTGGGACGGGAAAAGAACCGGTAAAAACAATTGGGCTAATATTCACGCGGCCATTAAAACCGCGCCGCCCGGCTCACCTCTGCATATTGCGCAGGATCCCGATAACTGGGTGTGGGGTTTGCCGTATTATGGCGAGCTTGTGAATATTTTTGACCTTTTGAGCATGGGCAACGCACAACGCACATTTGACCAAAAACAGGTCGATAAATGGACGCGCCGCCCGCGCCCCGGCGACATTAAGGATAATGAGGAAGTCATTACGGGCGACGTAATGACTATCGAAGAATACAATAAGCTTTTTAATTCTGGGAATTAAATAGCGTATTTCATCTATGGAGGGTGGAAGTCTTGGCAGCAATCGAGCTAGCGACTAGTTATCTTACGCTTGCGGTGGAGACTTCCACCCTCTCAAAACAGGTTTCTAAGGCTCTTAGCGGTGTAGGCTCTATCGGTGCCCGCGCCGGTCGTGAGATTGGCGACGGCATGGCTAAGGGCTTCGAGCAGACTAAAAATATTGACGTTGAGGGTCTACGCGCGAAGGTTGAGAGTGCAGACCGCGCCCTAGCGCAGAGTGCGGACGTTATGGCACGCAAGCGCGCGGCCGCCGCGTCCACTATCAAGCAGGCGCAGGAAAGCGTTAGCGCGGCCATGTCTAAGACCGAGGCGGCTAATGCCCGCCTGGGTGCAGCTGAAAGCCGTCTTAGTGCGCTCCGTGCTAACGGTGGTAGTGCGGATGCTATCGCGCGTGCTGAGGCGGCGGTTCATAGCGCGCGTGCTAGTGTCTCGACGGCGACTAGTGGGCAGATTGGTGCTGAACAGCGCCTTGTTAGCGCGCGTGAGAAGTACACGAGCATTTCGCGCGCGGCGGTCTCTCAGACTACGGCGCACGCTCAGGCTTTGCAGTCGGCTAAGGCTAATCTTAAGGACGCAGAGGCGGCGACCGGCGCGCTGGGTGGCGCGACCGAGCGCGCTACCGGGCGATTTGCCGGTTTCCGTAACGCTTTCTCCAAGTCGTTTAGCGGGCTTCGTGGCACCGTAGACAAGGAGATGCAGGCGGCGTTTAGCGGCGTGACCGCACAGGCAGAGCACGCCGGGCGTGAGAGCAGCGGCAAGTTTAAGAGCGCGTTTACGGGTACTATTGCCGCCGCCGGTGGTCTTTTTGCGGGCGTTGGTATTTTCAACGCGGGTAAGGATGCGCTTTTCAAGGCGGGCGACCTGGAACAGTCCGTAGGTGCTGTGGACGCTGTGTTCAAGAATAGCGCGGATAAGATGCACGCGTACGCGGCCGCCGCGTCCGATACCGTGGGCATCTCCGAGAACGCCTATAACGAGCTGGCTAGTGTGCTTGGTGCAAGCTTGAAGAACGGCGGTACGTCGATTGACGAGCTAGGCGACAAGACTAACAGCCTTATCGGTCTGGGTGCCGACCTCGCGTCTCTGTACGGCGGCACTACGAAAGACGCGATTGATGCTATTTCGTCCGCTCTTCGTGGTGAAATGGATCCCATCGAGCGCTACGGTATTTCATTGAATGATGCCGCCTTGACCGCTAAGGGTCTTGAAATGGGTATCCAGAAGACCGGCGGCGCGTTTACGACTCAGCAGAAGCAGCTCATCACTCAAGCGCTGTTGTTCGAGCAGTCTAAGGATGCTCAGGGCAACTTTGCGAAGGAATCCGATACGTTCGCTCATAAAATGCAGGTTGCTAACGCACGCCTGGAGGACATGAGTACCAAAATCGGCGGTGCCATTCTTCCGGTCGTCGTTAAAATTATGGACGTTTTCGGTAAGGCGCTTAGCCCAGTGCTGGATGAGGTGGGACGCGGGTTTACGGCGTTCGGCGCGGCCTGGAATGAATTTAATGGTGACATTACGAGCGCCGGTTTCCCCGGCTTTATGGAGGGCGCGGCATTTGTCGCGCGTAACCTCTGGGAAACGATTAAAAACGCTTTCCAGAATGGCATTATTCCGCTATTCCGTGACCATGTCATGCCTGTGCTGGATACCGTAGGTACGGCGTTCATGGACTTTTTCAAGGGCATTTACGGTTTTCAGGATTACGGCGAACCGGTCAGTGTTTTTAACCAAATCGGCGGCGCAATTCGCGATATCGGTAAATGGCTTATCGAAAACGTCGGTTTGTGGGCACCGTTTGCCGCCGGTATTACGGCAGCGTTCACCGCATGGAGCACTTATCAAAAAACTATCACCCTGGTTAAGATTGCACAGGAGGCGCTAAACAAGGCATCGGCGGCATTTAGCAAGACTAACGTTATTCTGGTCGTTATCGGCTTGATTATCGGCGGTCTTGTCCTCGCATATAACAAAATCGGCTGGTTTAAAGATTTTGTAGACAGTGCTCTAAAGGTTATCGGTGACGTTTTTGTTTGGCTGTATGAAAATGCGGTAAAGCCCGCGTTTGAATGGATTGTCGAAGCAATTAAGGGCGTAATTGATTGGTGGAACACCTCATTTGTGCCCGCTTTCAATGAAGGCGTAAAAATTGTTGGCGACGTTTTCAACTGGCTGTATGAGAATGTTGTTAAGCCCGTATTTGAGGGCGTAAAGGGTGCTATTGAAGGCGTTGTTGAATGGTGGAACAATTCGTTTGTTCCGGCGTTTGACGCGGGCGTTAAGGCTGTCGGTGCTGTTTTTGAATGGCTTTACAATAATGTTGTTCAGCCGGTTTGGACGGCTATTAAAACCGTTATTGCGGTCGTTATTGCGGTTATTCTTACCATTTTTGATGGTTTGAAGGCTGTCGTTGAGAATGTTCTAGCACCTATTTTCAAGTGGCTGTATGAGAATATTATTATTCCGGTCTGGAATGGAATTAAGGACATTATTTCTGGTTTCCTGGACTGGTTTAATAACACTCTTGTTCCCGCCGTGAAAACCGTTATTGATATTCTGGGCAATATCTTTAATTGGCTCCGTGATAACGTCGTAACCCCCGTATGGAACGGCATTAAGGGCATTATTGATGGTGTCGTTCAGTGGTTCAATAACACGGTAGCGCCGCTATTCCAGACGGCATCTAATATCATTGGCGACATTTTCAATTGGCTGTGGAATAACGTTGTTAGCCCGGTGTGGGAAAACATTCGCCGTGGTATTGATATTGTCGTGCAGTGGTACAGCGGCGTTGTACAACCGCTTATTAAGTCGGTTACCGACGCTATCGGCTCCGTATTCAAGTGGCTGTATGAGAATGTTGTTAATCCCGTCTGGGGTTCTATTCAGAATGTCATCAGGGCGTTTACAGACTATTTCAACGGGGTTATTTTCCCGGCGATTAAGGCGACTATTGACGCTATTTCGTCGGCGTTCCGCTGGCTGTTGGATAATGTGGTACGCCCGGTTTGGGACGGTATTCAGAGCGTTATTCGTGGCGTGTGGGAAAACGGCATTAAGCCCGTTTTCGACGCGCTAACTAATTTCGTTACCCGTACTATTCCCGACGCTTTCCGTAACGCGGTGGACGCTATCGGTAGGTTCTGGAACGGCATTGTTGATGTTGTGAAGAAGCCGGTTAAGTGGGTTTTGCAGACCGTCGTTAATGATGGTTTTATCCGTAACTTTAATAACCTTGCAGGCACTTTCAATATCGGTAAAATTCCTGAGATTAACCTCTCAGGTTGGGCAACCGGTGGTTACACCGGACGCGGCGGCAAGTACGAACCGGCGGGTATCGTCCACCGTGACGAGTTCGTTATCCGCAAGGAAGCGCGGCAGCGTTTCGAGCGCGAGAATCCCGGCGTGCTGGATCACCTGAACCGCACGGGTGAGCTACCGGCGGCCTCGCTGGTTGATGCTAGTGCCCCGCGCGTCGCTGAATCCTACGCCGCCCCGTTCGGTGTGCGTGATTCGTCGGTGCCCGGCTTCGATATTGGCGGCATGGTTGCAAGCGTCGTTAAGGCAGGCGTAGACACGGTGAACGCCGGTGTGAACGCGGTGCGTGAGCTTGCAGGTACCGCCGCCGGTAAGGTGCTGGACGTGGCTATCACCCCGGCTAAAAACCTCATCGCCGGTATCGCCGGTTTGTTCCCCGGTTACGCGGGTGACGTGGTGCGTGGCGGCGGCGACGCTATCCTAGACGGCGCTAAAAACTGGGTTGTCGAGAAGCTCAAGGGCAAGGACGAGCAAGGCAGGGACGCGGCAAGTGCGCACGCTGTGGCACCGTCCGGCGGCGGCGTGATGCGCTGGCGTGACACGGTTGTTCAGGCTCTTGGTATCGCTGGTCTACCCGCTACCGACGCTTATATCAATGCGTGGCTTTCGCAGATTCAGAGTGAATCTAACGGTGACCCGAACGTTACACAGAGCGGGTATATCGATATCAACACCATTACCGGCGATTTGGCTATGGGCCTTGTACAGGTCATCGGCGCGACGTTCGCCGCGTTCCGTGACCCGTCGTTGCCTAATAACCGCCTAGACCCGCTGGCTAACCTGGTTGCCGGTATGCGCTACGCTACCGCCCGCTACGGTTTCGGTGGGCAGCTTGGCGTTATCGGTCATGGTCACGGCTACAGCGGCGGCGGTCTGGTGAATGGAAGCACCGCGTTTAAAAACGCGATTATTCCCTCTCTTTATGACCGAGGCGGTAAAATTAAGCAGGGCGTACAGGTGATTGACCATCGCCGGGCGACCCCTGATTACGTGCTCACTGATTCGCAGTGGAAGACCATGTATTCTATTGCGAATAATACCGCGTCGAGCACCACCAATAGCGGTATCACTATTGGCAACGTCTACGGCCTGGACGCTGTGGATGTGGCAGAGGAGATTATGAAGCGGAAGCGTCGAGAGGAGCTACTGAGTGCTTGATTTGCGTAAGCCCGCCCCTACGCTGTATTTGCACGCGGGCGGCCTGGATGGTGAGGTGTTCAACTTCTCATCTGTCGCTACTACCGCGTTTACGGCGCTTGAGGGTCTAGACGGCTTCGGTATCCCTGAGCCTGACTGGAAGACAGTACAGCGGAACGACGGCGGCGGCTCTCACGTTCGCTCTGTCCATCTGAAAGAGCGTGAAATCTTTATCCCGCTCATGATTTGGGGTGAATCACAGGCGGAATGTATGGCTAATTGGGACGCTTTGGTTTCCGCTCTGAATCCCCGGGTAGGTGAATCTTCGGTTTTGGAGGTTCGCCGCCCGGGGCAGGCGCCCCGTTTTATTAACGTTGTTTACAAGTCCGGTTTAGGTGGTAATTATGGCTCTGATTTTCGAGGCTGGTACCGCAAGGTGGGGCTAACGCTAATTGCTCATGATCCGTATTTCTGGGAATCTGACCAAATGATTAGCTGGAACGTTAAGGGCAATTACAAGCCGTTTATTAGCGGCGGCGAAATGGTGAAGACACACAAGTTTTTCCCCGTGATTCTGTCGCCGTCCGCGGTGAATGGCTCCCGTGAAATTACGATTAGCGGCGACGTTGAATCATTCCCTATCTGGCAGATTACCGGCGCGGTAACTGACGTTCGAGTGACGAACAAAGAAACTGGCGAGTCGTTTAGTATCACGGGTACCATTGCCCCGGGTGAGACTATCACCGTTGATACTAGCGTGTTTGATATTTATTCACAGAATGACCGTTCAGGTGCGCTCTGGGACAGGCTAACCGTTGATTCTAAGCTTTTCCGCTTGGGCACCGGGCGACACATCATCGAGGTTACCGGATCCGGTATGGACGAGCGTTCAGAGATTTCTCTGATTTATAAGCCCCGCTACGTGAAGGGAATCTAGGAAAAAAGAATGTCCGTTCAGGTTTTGATGAGGGATGAGAATTACCGCCCGCGCGGTTTCCTCATCGCGTCCAAGGTCGAGATGATGCGCCGCCTAAATCGTCCCGATACGTTCATCGTGAACGTGTCAGCTGAATCAGCACAGCAGGCGACCCGTCTACGCGAAGGTTGGGGGCTTGTCGTGCAAGACGGCGATTTTAAGGTGTCCGGTGTAATTACACAATTCTTCCGCACAGCCAAAGATAATAATCTTGAGGTTGAGGTGACGTGTACATCTGAACTGGTGTTCCTGGGTGACCGTTTGACGTATCCAGACCCGGCGCATGAGGAGACACAGCAGCAGGCCGCCCGCTGGAAGGAACGCGGCGCGTGCGAGACGGTCATTAAGAACCTGGTCACTAAGAATCTAGGTTCCGAGGCGCTGGAGTCCCGCCGCGTACCGGGCTTTGCGGTTGCGCCGTCTCAGGGGCGCGGGGGTGATGCCTCTGTGGACACGCGCCTTAAGAATCTTCTTGATGTGGTGGAGCCGTTGGCGACCGCCGGCGGGTTGCGAATGAGCGTTCAGTTTCAACCGGGCGCGCTAACATTCGACACGATCCCTACCCGTAACCTATCGCGCCGCGTGCGCCTATCCTGGGTTTCCGGTGAGGTTATCGGGTGGGAAATGACCGACCGCGCCCCTAGCGTTACCGCTGTTATTGTCGGTGGACAGGGCGAAGGCGTAGACCGACGGCTAGACTCTAGGCAGCGTCTCGACTCATGGCGGCGGCGCATCGAGATCTTTAAAGACCGTCGAGATACCGACGACGCGGGCTCGCTAGAGAAAACCGCAAATGAGGAGCTGGATAAGGGCATCTCAGAGCGCATCATGAAGGTGACTGTACAGGAAAGCGAGACCCGAAAATTTGGTGTAGCGTTTGATGTTGGAGACACTATCACGCTTGACGTAGCACCAAATGTCACCCCTTATGATTCGCGCGTCGTAGAGGCTAAAATTATGTGGAGCGAGAATACGCGTACCGTCGAGCTAACCGCCGGTGCGCTTGATTTGACGCTCTCACAGGAACGTATCGAGCGGTTGCGCCGTGAAATTGCGCAGCTGGCAACCGTCTAAGAAGGAGGGCGAAAACATGGCAGATGAACGCATCATTACGGGCGTGCGCACCGTAGAAGAATCTTTCCCCGTAGTTAATAAGCCACTAACGGGCGAGCAGTGGAGTAGTGTTACTACGGCTTTCGGTAATGGCACCATCGACGAAGGAACCGGCGATTACCGCGTAATCCTGGACAATGCATCTAATACGGTGTCGGTCGAGCCGCCCTCCCAAACGAGCTTTGTTCATGCTACGGTTGGGGGATATTATCACCGCGTTTACGGGCGTGTTACGCTCCCGTGCCCTCCGGTAACCACCACCACCACCTATATTTTGGCTATCGTGCTAGACCCGCTCCGACAGGCAACCGAGCCGGTCAAGCTGGAGCTATTTAAGGCACCTATCACGTATTCCGGTGGACGTAAATATGTGGTGCTTGCTGAGATTACGCGCCGCCCGAATGAGCTTCTTTCACAGGCGACGGTGAAGATGAAGAAGCCGAGCATTGCCCCTACGATCACGGTTCAGGAAGTGGCCGGGCTACCGGACGCGAAAACGCAGCCTTTCGGAACTATGGCCTACGTGAATAGCGAACGTTCGCTTTATCGCCGTTCCGCTGTTGGTGGTTCCGGTGATGTGTGGGCGCGCGTTATTGGTTCACGTCAGACCCCGGTTCTGGGTATGCCCGGCTGGTCTCTGGCACCTATTTCACCGAATAACGCGGGCATTATCACCACGCCTATTACCGAGGGCTTCTATTGCCAGTTCTCCGGTATTTTGCGCCGTGAGGCGTTCGATTACACGGTGGGCTGGGAAATGTCTAACCTGGGTGTGCTCATTCCTGAACCGCTCCGCACCAAGACGTACCGTGAAACTATTTTCCCGGCGTTCTGGAACACTAGGGCATCGGGTGTTTTCCCGTTGATCTGTCGTATTCAGTTCCGCACGGGTGAAATTCATGTGCGAGCAAATAACAGTACGCCTATCCCGTTCGAGCGCGGCGGTGAGCTGCATATCCCGGCGATTAGCTGGGTTGCGGACAAGTCGAATATCATTGATTGGTGATTGAGTATGGCTAAGATTACGGCGCGGTTCAGTACGCCCGGCGGTAAGCCGTACCGGGGGCGCGTGATTTTTTCCCCGCTGGCAGATGTTATTTTGGGCGCGCGTGGCGACCGCGTAAACATTCTGGTTGGTGACTTCGAGGCACCGTTAGACTCTAGCGGGTACTTCTCGATTGACCTACCCCCCGGCCAGTACACAGTGCGGTTCAAGATTGATAATGCGGATAGTGGGCAGGTGGGAAAGATTCGGGACGTGCTAATCACGGTGAAGGGCGATTCTACCCTAGCGGATTTGATAGCGCCGCCCGCCGCGCCGCCCGCCGGGGCTATCCGAGTAAACGAGCAAGACCTAGAGCGAGGAGTGATCGCGTAATATGGCACGATATGGCGATATTGTCCTAGTGACGCTGGACGAGAATAACGAGCTGGAAGGCGACGCACTAAAGCACGTCGAGCGCGTAGCAGCAGAGGCCGCCGCTACCGCCGCCGCGTCTAAGCTGGACGCTACCGCGTTTGCGGATTATGTGGCGCAGGCGCAGGCGCGCGGGGTGACCGCTCCGGTGGAAAATCGTAGCGCGTCCCTGAACGCGGTGACTGAATTTAATGCAGATCCGACCGGTTCGGTGGATTCTACGGCGGCGATTAATCGCGCGATTCAGCAGGCGGCAGAGCGCGGCGGCGGTACGGTGTTCCTACCGGCTGGCACCTATAAGGTGAGCTACCCGTTTATTGAGCTTCTGGGCTCGGTGCATTTGCAGGGCGCGGGCCGTGAGTCCACCACTCTGTTTGTGAATACCGCTGTTCCGGTTCCGGTGAAGACGGCGGTTATCCACGCGGGCAATTATGACGAGCCGCGCCGTGGCACCGGAAATATCCTCATGGGTGTTAGCGACCTGTTCATCAAGTCTGAGTATCCGCTCCGTGAGCACACTAGCAATATTCCCGCTAATGTCGGTGGCATTGTTTTTCACACTGAGCTAGGGGTGAATCCGCATGAACCGGACGGGGCGCACCGCATCGAGAACGTCATTATCTGGGACATGGCCTATGGCATCGCCTTGTTTGGGCTGGATGACCAAGCGTGCCAGGTGCGCAACGTGCGTGTGCGCCGTACCCGTGAATTTGGTGTGTGTGTCGGTAAGCCTTTGGAGCACCCGCGCGCTAAGGTGGACGGCAAGCGCGAGACCGGCGCGGGCGACAATATCCTAGACGCGGTGGACGTGTCCGGCGCGAATATTAGCGGCGAGGGGTTCGCCGGTATCGAGTGCTATACGACTAATACTACGTTTACCGCGTGCAAGTCTTGGTACAACCGCCGTAGCAGTAGCGGCGTAGAGGGTGCTAAGGGTTCCATCTGGGATACCAAGGGCACCAATGCAGAGCACCCGCACGCCCCTATCAAGAACGGCGCGGGCTTCTATGTCCACGGTGGACGCAATATTTTCACCGGCTGTACGGCGCAGGAGAACGGCGGCCACGGTTTCGCCCTGGTTGGTACCGCTAATCAGGTTGTCGGTTGCCGCGCCGCGTCGAGCTCATGGTGGGATACGTCCGGTAAGGCACCCAATAGCGCAGCTGATTTTTTCGTCGCAAACTGGGCATGGGGGCTAGCCATGACTGGCAACATTGCACAGTCCGAATACGGCGAGAAGACCGGCGCGCGCTACGGCTATTTCTTCGAGTCATGGGGACATGACATTATCGCCCGTGGTAATGCCGCTATTGCACAGCCTACCGCGCTAAAGGCGGGTAGTATGGGTAAGAACGTGATTATTGAAGTCAATCTGGAAACCGTGAAGGGGGCATAAATGGCGTTGAGTTATGGCCGCGTTGTGGCTAAGTTTGCGACATTTCAGGATGGGCACACGCCCGTAGGTACCGTGGAATTTGTGCCGTCTGATTGGGTGACTGATAGCGGAATCATTCACAGCCCCGCGCCGGTTATCGGCTGGGTGCGTGAAGATGGGCAGCTCTACGGTTCCGAGAGGGCTTACGCCTCCGAGACCCCCGGCGTGAGGTTGCTTGTTTCCGACCCTAAGCACCCGGCGCGGTACACGGCAACCCCGCGCCTGTATGATCCGGTGACCGGCGCGGGTATTCCAGCCCGTGCGTTCGAGTTCGAGATTAGGGCAGGCGCTACCGGCGAGATGGTGGAAGACCCGAGCGGCGGCGTTCGCGTTATCTCGTCTAATGATGGTTTGTGGACTCTTGAGGTTCCGGCGGGCGCGTCTATCGTCGCCGTTGGTGATGGTCGATACGAGGCGCGCGGCCTATCTGTCGCCGCCGGTAATGATGGTTCCTGGGTGATTGGAAAGGAAGGCTAAATCATGGCACAGGCTGAAATCCGTGGCTTGCTAGAGGATGGGCGCGCCCCGTCCACACTGAAAGCTGAAATTCAGGAGATGATTACCGCCGCCGCCGGTGGTGGTGTCACCACTGAGGCAGTCGCTAAGGCTCTAGGCGTGGCTATCGTGCGCAGCACTACCCGCCCACCCGCTACCATGCACGGCGTACCGACTATCTGGGTAAACCCCGCGCTGGAAGGTGCGCTACAGCCGGTACCGACGTTCACACTCAAGGAGAACGGCGCTATTCTGGAGATTGAAACGCCTAACCCGGCGGGTGGTGCAATGAATGGCAACCTATGAGCTAGTCACTAGGGCGGGCGTTGAAGCTGAGGTAGCTAGGCAGACGGCACGATTTGAAACGCGAGAAAAGAACTTCGGGTTTAAACCGGGTGAGCATTATTATTCCCCGGTAACTTATACGTGGCCTGACTTTTATAATGGTGCTAATTCTAAGTGGGCTAAATTCCTTGAATTTGGCAACACTTTGGGTATTGTCATTCTGAACAGGTCTAGTGGTGATTGGCTTTCTAAGCGCCCTGATGTTGATTTTGCGACTCAGGGTTCTATGGCTCTTAGCGCGGGTGCCCGGCGCGTGTCGTTCTATATTAAGACGCGACACGGCGCTATGTTCGAGGGTATGCCTGTTTCTTACAGGGATAAGATCGCGACGAATCTAAACGTTGATTTGTCGGCTATTATGCCTTTTACGGAAGATTTTATTATCGAGTCCGCACGGGCGGTTAAGAATGATTATCCTGGTATTCAGGTTAATATTTTTCTTGATGAAACTAACCCGTGGATTGAAATGGATTTGCAGAATAAAATCATTGAAGCTTACGTAAGGCTTTATAATCGGCTAAAGCGTGAGCTTGGTAATGATTGTTTGATTATTATCAATCCTGGTTCTAATACGCCGGCTTCTATGATGGCCGCGTGTGACGTGGTTCTGTCCTATGAATCGAACGCGGCGAAATATCTAGACCCTGGCACTCAGTGGATTCACCCTGAGCATTACAAGGGCTTCCCGTCGTGGCGTTTCTGGCATGTGATTCACGGTGCGACCCCTGAGAACATTGATGCCGTGTTCGCTAAGGCCGATAGCCTGGGTATTGGTCATCTTTACGTTACAGACCGCACATTCAAGGTTGGCGGCGGCTCTGAGGACGAACCGGAAGAAAACCCCTACGATAAGCCGCCCTCTCAGTGGGTAGAGAACCGCGTGAAGGCTTGGATTGGTGGCACGTTGCCGTTTGAGCAGCGCCTATCAGCTTTGGAGGCAAAAATTAAGGAATTGGAGGCAAAGCATGTCTAATTTTCGTATCCCGACCCTGAACGCGGCGGGTGAGTTCACCGGCTCCGCTCTTGCGCACATTCAGAAGGTGGCGAGCGCGGCGGGCGGCGGCGGGGGCACCGCTACCGTTCGAGATACCGGGTGGCGGCGTGTTGATTCGCCTAATCTCGCTTCTGGTTCCGTGTTTTTCCGCCGTGTCGATAACCTTGTTTCTGTTACGGTTCGCGGCGGTTCTTGGGATACGGCTACTATTAAGCCGTCGGCCTCGCGCGCACCTAACGGTAGTCCGTTCGGTGATCTGGGTTATCGTGCCCGCCTCGCGATTAACATTCTTCCTGGGTTCCGTGCGCTAACACCTGTTGTTGCGCCCGTGATGACTGACGACGGCGAGTCGGTGGGGATGCTGATTATGTCGAATCCGTCGGATGGCAACCGCCTGGCTTTCCGTGGCTTCCGTAACGGCCAGAAACAGGACGTAGCAAACACCTATTTGCGTTTCCCAATTCTGACATGGATTACGTCTGAGGATTGGCCGGCCGAGCTACCGGGCGAACCGGCTTAGCCCCCGTCTAGGGCGGGTGTATCATGAAAAAGAATATTCATTCTACAGAAAGAAACACCTATGCCGCCTGATTTTTGGGCACATTTCACAGAGAGTTTCTGGGTGATTCTGCAAGCTGGAACCGCCGCTACCGCCGCTACAGTAGCTAAGCGGTTCAAAGACTTTCAATCAGCCAAGAAACGAGAGATAGCCGAGCGCCGCGCACAAGATGCCGTAATCCTAGCCAAGCTGGAAGCTCTCGCCAATCAGCAGAGCGACGTGAAGGCGCAGGTTAAAAATAGCCACGGGACTAATCTACGCCATGATCTAGACGCGGCCATCAGAAACTCGAAAGAGGCGCGCGATAACTCGACGCAGGCGCTAAAGATTGTCGGGCAGATTAGGGACTCTTTGGAGTCGCTAACCGGTGATTTTCGAGAGTCAAAGCGTGAACACATTGATTTTCGCGAGCGCCATAATAGGAGTGCTGAGGATATTCAGGACTTGAATAAGAGAGTGAACGCTCTTTTTTCAACCGTAAAGAAGGAGATTACCCATGAGTAATTACGTGGACATTACCCACTGGAACGCCGCATCTTTCACGGCGGCAAGCCGCACCATTGACGATATCGACACTATCGTCATTCACCATTGGGGCGTTGACGGTCAGCGCTTTGATGACGTATGCCGATTCTTCCAGAACGGCCCCGGCACTTCCGCGCATTATGTTGTGGAAGCGGGTAAGTGTGCGCAGCTGGTCGAGCTTAAGGATATCGCGTGGCACGCTGGTGACTGGAACGCGAACGCCCGTTCTATTGGTATTGAGTGCCGCCCTGAGATGAGTGATGCGGACTTCGAGACCCTGGCTCACGTCATTGCTGATATTGAGACCTACTACAACAAGAGCTTCTACATTCACGGCCATAAGGATTATTTCAATACCGCGTGCCCTGGTCGTTATTACGATCAGCTGGATCACCTCATTGACCGTGTGAATGAGATTAAGGCTGGCATTGATAACGCCCCGGCTCCGCTGTCTCATGATGAGGTGGCCGAGAAGCGCGCCGCCTGGGAAAAGCTCATGAAGGAGCTGGAAGAGGCTAAGGCCGCCGGTGAAGAAGTCGGTAAGTGCCTGGCACAGGTAAACTAGACCGTTCGTTCTATTTTTTGGAGGTTGAATCATGAATGAGACTCAGCGCAAGGCTATTTACGCCTTTGTTACCGCCCTTATCCCCGTCGGTATCGTGTACGGTATCGTGACTCAGGAGCAGGCGGCGGTTATCGTGCCCGCTATCCTGGCTGGCCTGTCGCTTATCATGGCTTACGTGCATGTGCCCGCGCCGGGCGATAAGCAGCAGGACGCGCCGGTTACCGGTGATAGCGAGCGCGGCGGCCTGTAAGCGTGCTATAATGTCGGTGTTCCTTAAATTGTTCCAGTGATGGGATGTTGAGAGAATATCGGTGGAGTTGTCACACTGTCGGGTGTTGGCACAGAAGAAATCCCCTAGCTTCGTGGTTGGTGCTAGGGGGTTTCTTTTTGCCCGGTGCTAGGTGAAGTTTTTCCGGTTAGCCTGTACTACGAATACGCGCGGCGTGAAGCCGTCGTATGCCGCAATGTAGCGGGGGTACCGGGTGCGACACAGCATCTCTACCATATCGCCGGTAAACTTCGTGGCAATGACACGGTACCGCGCGCCGGGCTCCGTCTCATAGCTGGTTACCCATTTCGAGGCGGTGAAGCCCGGGTAGCGGGCGGCTATATCCCCGCCGTACTCATAGCCGCGTTCTTCGAGGTCTAGCGGCATTAGTACGCCCCCCGTCCTAGCGCCTTTTCGAGCGTGTCGAGGTCTTCGAGCAGGCCGGGCAGCTTGTAACCCTTATTGAGCTGATATCCCAAATCAAGCAATTTCACGATTACGGTTATTTGCAGGCCGTGGGGGTTGTGCTGTGTTTTGCGGATGAATCGGGCGGCGGCTTCGAGCGCGCCGGGCGTAGCGGCGGGCGCACCCTCAAGGTGCAACTCTAGGCACCGGCGGGCTTTGCGGATATCCTCCGCGCCGCCCTTTTTCTTGCATCGCCAAACGTATTTTATGGCCGCTCCGAGGAAATAGGGCGCTTCCATGATGAGCGGTTCGAGGGCTAACCCCTGAATCTTGCCATAGTGCGCCGGGTTGATCGGGTCGTTCACGGGCATTAGCGGGCTTCCTTTTCGAGTTCAAGAATGAGGGTACGGGCGTTTAGCGCCTTGAGCTGGATATAGGGCGGCTGGGTGGTATCGGTGAGAATTGCGGTGAGCCGGTCAATAGTTTCCGTGTACGGGCTTTCATGCTTGACCGGCGCAGGCTTTGCCTTAGCCGTCTTAGCGGGCTTTACCGGGGCGGGTGCCAGGTACGCGGCGGTGAGCATCTTTACGGTGCTATCTACCGCCTTACGCGCCTTGATACGCCCCGGCGCACGGGATGCCTTGAGAAATTCCAGCGCCTCCGCATAGGTGAAATGCCAGGCCGCGCTAGTAATCTTGATGCCCGCGCTACCTACGGCGTTAGGCGGGTAGTTAAACTTCTCGCCGGTGCCCGGATGATTCGCGAGGTACGAGTTTAGGGCTGCACCGGGTGCCTTGATGCCCGCCGCTTGGAGCAGGGCAAACGCGCGAATCCAGATTATGCCGTCATCTTCGACGTAGAAGGTCACGGGCTTGTTGTTGATGGTTTCGTGGTGAAGACGGGGCATGATTAGCGCTTCCTTTCGTTGTAGATTTGGGTGAGGTGGATGTGCACGCCTGGGTTTTCGCCGTATTCCTTGACGGCTTCTAGCTTGTTGCATCGCGCGTCATCTTCGATAATGCCGCCGCTGGTCAAGGAGTCCATGACCGCGCGGGTGAGCTTGTCGATATCGGGTTTTACGGCGTGTATCGGGTCTAGCGTGCCTTGGTAGAGCGCGCCGCTCTTAGGCTCCGTGAATACGAATCGTAGTGATGCTTGGAACGCTCCGACGATTAGCGGCGCTCCGACCGCCTGGCTGGTCTTGAGGTGGTGTTTTCGCATGGTCTCGCGCCACGGCTTAGTTCGTGGATTATCCTCAATGACGCGCTTTCCGTAAGTGCGTTTAGAGCCTTGTGGGGCGGGTACGCCGGGTATGAAGGTTTTGTAGTGCATCGGCTGGTTTTCCTTTCGACATTTACACTATAAACCTAGATGCAAGGTGGGCACAAGGTTAAACACTGTGAGTATAGTCACTCTTACAGAGTGAAGGGGCGCATCTCATATATGCTATAATTGACAGTATCGAGAGATAACTAAGCGGTTTTGTCCTCTTTTGTGAAGCTTTCGGGTTGGGTTAAATATCCCTCTAATCTACGGATTGGGGGGATATTTTTTTACCCAAAAACACCCGCTACCCCCCCCTGTTTTAATACCCCTACCAAAATGTGCCTAGGTACATTTTGCAGGGGGGGGTAGGTACATTTTGCAGGGGGGGGTAGGTACATTTTGCAGGGGG